CCATTCAAAAGGCTACAAGGTATGAACATAAGAACTGTTATTGCAGGTTACAATGACGGGGAGAAACCTATCTGGGATAAAATGATTGATGCGTTCACTTGCGGACTAAAGCTTAACCCTACAATCTATAACTACGCAAAGGTTACCGAATATATGGGAGCTTACACTGATAGCGATATTTCAGTTATCCCATTGGTAGATAACAAGTTTAACGCTATGAAGTCAAATCTAAAGGTATTAGAAACCGCTGCTAAAAAGAACCCTGCCATTGTTAGCTACGTCAATCCTTACTTAGATATGCCCGTACATTACGTTAAAAGTCAGAAGGATTGGTACAAACATATTAAAGATTTAGTAAGCGATGCGGATATGAGAAAGGAAAGCGGACAAAAGCTATTTGAGTTCTGCAAAAAGAAGTATAACTTTGACGAGATAAATTTAGACCGAAAGTATATTTATAGTAAACTATGCCAGTAATAAAATGCTCTAACGGGAAATATAGAATAGGCTCAGGCGGTTGTGTTTACGATACCGAGGAAAAGGCTAACAAAATTTGGAAGGCTATCCTTGCAGGTGGCAAGTTTGCAGATAGCTATACCGACTATCCCGAGTCAGCTACTAATAATGCAAAGAGAGCTTTAGAATGGGCAGATAAAAATGGTTGGGGTTCTTGTGGCGAAGCGACTGGCAAAGCAAGAGCAAACCAATTAGCAAATCGTGAGCCGATTAGTAGAGATACTATTGCTCGTATGGCTTCATTTAAAAGACATCAGCAACATAAAGACGTACCTTATAGTGAAGGTTGCGGTGGGTTAATGTGGGATGCTTGGGGCGGTACAAGTGGAATTGAATGGGCTATTAATAAACTAAAAGAAATAGACGGAAAATAATTTGCATACTTAAATTTTTTAATTATTAATCAACGGAAAATTTAATGGGGAAAGTATGCAGAAACACACACAAATATATTTGCAGGGAATGGGGTATAAAAAAACCGACTTTATTCCTTGCGAAGTGTGTGGCTCACAGGCAGTAGATTGCCACCACATAGAAGCGAGGGGAATGGGTGGCAGCAAAGACAAAGACACGATTGAAAACCTTATGGGACTTTGTAGAAAGTGCCACATAGAATACGGAGACAAAAAACAATATAAAGAGTTTCTAAAAGACATACACGCAAAGAATTATGGCAAAGATTAAAGAAAACAATAACAAAGTTAGCTTTGGCAAACGAAAAAGAGGTTCTGCAAAGAAGTCCTTTAATAAGCATACGCCAAGACCTAAAGATTACAAAGGACAAGGCAGATGAGAAAGTTAAACGCTATATGGCTACTCTTAACACATAAAGCTTACTTCGTTGCAGTATGTAAAACTGGTATGAATGGAGACGATATGACCACAATAGGTAATTACACCTATGCAATGGCAGAAACTTTAATAAATAAGCATATAGCAGACGTAGATACTTACCTCGACCAAGAAGATGCAATAGACGAAGCAAACGATATAATAAACGGCATACTATGATTTTATTATCAAGTCAAATAGAAAGCATAGCATCACGCAAAGACAAGACAATCAAGCTAACAATAGCAACCCAAGAACTAAGTCCTAAAGATGCTGCGGACATATTTCAACTTAACCAACAGTTTTGTTACTTAGCAATTAAAGAAGAGCCGTTTAGTAAAGAAGAGCAAGACGTAGTAGAAAACCTAAAGGCTGACCCCGACACCTTTAAGACACCGAGCCAAAGATTAAGGGGCATCTTATACAAGACATACGAACAAGACAACGAAGGCTACAAAGATTTTAACACATATTACCTTTCCGTAATGGATAGGATATGCCAACACTATAAAACAAAAATAGATGGGTAGGAATAAAGCAATAGAAACGCCAGAGTTAATGCTACAATACTTTACAGAATATTGCGAGTATTGTAAAAGTAATCCTATTAAAGTACACGATTTCGTAGGTAAAGACGGAGACGAAGTTTACAGATTAAGGGAGCGACCTTTAACAATAGAAGGCTTTGAAAACTATTGTTACAATCAAGGGGTTGTAAGTAATATAGATAGATATTTTGCTAATACAGATAATGCTTACGAGGAATTTCGTAGCATCTGTTCGCGTATTAGGAAAACAATTAGGCAAGACCAAATCGAAGGGGGAATGGCAGGAGTATACAATCCAAGCATAACTCAGCGTTTAAATAGCTTGGTAGAGAAGTCCGAGAACAAACACGAAGTAAGTGAGATAAAAATAACTTACGATAGATAATGCAGACAGTAGGCTTGAAATTACATAACCCACACCCAGCGCAAAAGCAAGTAATTGAATGCGATAGTAGGTTTATTGTAATGATGGCAGGTAGAAGGTTTGGTAAGTCCTTGATTAGCCAAACGATAAGCATAGATACTGCGGTCAATAAAAAGCGTGTAGCTTACATAACACCGACTTATCAATTAGGTAAAATATTCTTTAAGGAAATAGTTGATCTATTGCCATTAGAGATATATTCTAAGAATGAAAGCGACCTGGTTATTACATTCATAACGGGCGGCTCAATTCGTTTCTTTACTGGCGAAAGGTTAGACAATCTTAGAGGTTTAAAGTTTCACTTAGCCGTAATAGACGAGGCTTCTTTTATACCTAACTTAGAAGACGGGTGGCTAAACTCAATAAGACCTACCTTAACGGACTATAAGGGTAAAGCTATATTCTTAAGCACCCCTAAAGGTAAAAACTACTTCTTTAGTTTGTTTAGCAAAGCAGAACCGGATTGGCAAAGCTTTAAGTTTACTACATACGATAACCCTTACATAGACCCGAATGAAATAGACGATGCAAGGAAGCAACTGCCAGAGGTTGTATTTGAGCAAGAGTATATGGCAAACCCGGCTGAGAACGCAGCAAACCCTTTCGGCACTCAACATATACGCAAGTGCATACACCCAGTAACAACTATGCCCGTAGTGGCTTATGGAATTGATCTGGCGAAGTCGGTCGATTGGACTGTAATAGTAGGCTTAGACGAAGACGGAAACGTGGCTTATTTTGACCGCTTTCAAATGGATTGGCACAATACCAAGCAAACTATCCTTAGGCTGCCTAAATGCCCTATCCTTGTCGATAGTACGGGGGTTGGCGACCCTATCCTCGAGGACTTACAAAGAGAAGGGGTAATGATACAAGGCTTAAAGTTTACAAGTTCAAGTAAACAACAACTTATGGAAGGCTTACAAGCAGCGATACATCAAGGCAAGATAGGCTACCCTGAGGGAATAATAAGCCAGGAGCTTGAAGTATTTGAGTATCAGTATACGGCAACGGGGGTAAAGTACTCAGCACCTTCAGGCTTCCACGATGATGCCGTAATGGCTTTGGCATTGGCTTGGCAGAACTTCAGCCTTAAACGTGGCACGGGTAGGTATGCCTTCCTATAATTGCAACAAGGTTACAAAAATAATTTAAAAAAAGTTTACTCATTCCATTGTTAATTGTGTAAAGGTTGTATATTTGACATACCAAACAACCACAAAAACACAAAAAATGAAAAACTACCAAATCGAATTTATCCTTAAATTACAAGAAGGGAATGGTTTTAAATTAGACCAACAACTAATTTCTATTGAAGCTAAAAATAAAAAAGAAGCTTTAATAAATGCAAAGAAAAAAATTTATATTCCAAGAAACTTTATAGGAATAGATTATTACGAATTTATTTAGCAATCGAAAATAGGGGTGCGACTATTCAACGCACAATTTAACTAACTAAACTAAACACAATGAAAAAAGAAACCGCACAACTTTTAGCCGTATTAGTAGCAGCTTGTTACCTTATTGGACAATTACAAGACATCTACTCAAAATGATCTACGCTATCTGCCTTCTGCTAATTGCAACAGGTTTTGTAATGGCAGCTTTATTTGACTACACAATTAAACACAATGACACAAAGCGCAAAAGAATACATAGACAAATATTACGCAAGTGAGCCTATTAGCATTATGATGAATAACATTGATGCTACCTACCTTGAGATACTAACGTACTGCAAAAGCAAAGGCTACGAACCTGCCAAGCGCAGATTAAGACGAGAGCCGAGCAGCTTTAAGATAGGCTACTTTGATATTGATAACTACAAACCCGAAACAATATAATTAGAACTATAATTCTAATTGTTTAAAAAAAAGCTATTTAAAAACAATTATTTAATTAAATTAGAAATATATTTCCAAAAACAAATAACCTATGAAAACAATAAAAATATTAAATCAAATCGTTATAAAGTATGAGCAACGAAAAGCTAATTTAAATAGTATAAAAGTAGATGCTATTAAAAGCCAAGTAACAACAACTGGTGTATGGACTCCAAAAACTAATTAACCTATGAAACTATATACAGAAGAACAAGTAAATAAAATTGCAACTCAATCAATGAGTTTTGGAAGTTATGATAACTCCATTACACCAATTGAGATACTTGATAATGAAAACATATACACAGAGCAACAAATAAAAGAAACATTAAAAAGAATGGGACTTGATTTGTTAGTAAATGAATTTTTGAAAAAAGCTGAGCCAATAGAATTTAACCAAAACAAATAAACACAATGGAACTACAACAAATCTTTGAAACAACAAAAGAACAACGAGTAGAGTTTACCCACCAATTAATTGAACGCTTAAACGCAGGGGA